AGCATTTATAACAAATTCACCATTGGATAATTTAGCCATTATCGAATCAGATGTACCAGTTCCCGGGCCTACTATCGGACCGCCCTCTGCAAAGCCAAAGAAATTACCAACATCATTTTTAAAGAAGTTTCCGACGTCTTTACTAAGGAACGTACCCGTAGCTTTAGATGCAGTAGATGCACCTGGAATCATATCAAGACCTTTATCAAACATCTTAAAGATGCCTTCGCCAAGACCTGATGCCATCTTTTCAATAGCGCCGCCTTTACCCATACCTAATGAATTAGTTACACCCATGCTAAATGAGTTAATCGTAGAGTCAACTAAACTTTGTTTCAACTTGCCTGCAAATGTTTGGAATACGCTTTCACCACTATTCTTTTCACCATGCAATAAACTTTTAAACGCATCTGAAAATCCGCCAGTTAATCCTGTTGCAAATGACTTACCAATATCTTTAGATAATTTGTTTGAATTTTCAATTATACTTTCAGTAAGTTCTGTTAAAGAATCTTTAAATGATTCTTTAGCTTGTTGGAGACCAGCTGTTGGCATAGAGTCTTTTAAAGCTTCGTCTATCTCTCTAGATTTATCATCAATTTCTTTGATTAACTCTAATGTATATGCTTTTTGTTTAGGCTCCATTAAATTATAAGCATCTTCAGAAACACCTTGAGAGCTTAATAGCTTTTTAACTGACTTATATTTTTCAACTGAAGTATCCGCACGAATTGCATCATTTACCTGATATGGTTGCATTTCTAATCTAGAACGTTCTAGTTCAATGAGTTTTACAAGAGAACTTGCATCAACACCTTTTTCACCAAATTGTGGTATTTTACCTAATTCGTTTGCAACTGAAATACCAATATTATCAACAGATTCGTTTGCAAGATCATATACGACAGGGCCGTCTATTGATGCAGGATACTTAATGGGCGCTGAAGAAAGCTTATTATACATTGATAATGTTTTCTGCGTATATGGAACTGTTTCAGATGGTTTTGCAACATAATCTAAAAACGTTCCACCAAGAGATTTAGCCTTATCTACAGCCTTTCTTACACCACCATCACCTGCATTATACGCGGCAATTACTTCTTCCATGTTGCCGTTGAACTTGTCCATCAAGTATCTGAGGTATTTAAAGCCACCTTCAATACTTTGCTCAGCATTTGTACGATCTGTTACTCCAAATCGTTCTGCGGTTGCAGGCATTAATTGCATAACACCGACTGCACCGGCTGAACTCACGTCAGTAGGGTTTCCTCTTGCAGTTTCAGACGAAGCTATTGATTTGCCTAAAGCTGCTGGTACATTATATTTTTGACCATATTTGGAGAATAATGCATCATACTGATCGATACCTGCATTTGGTTTATATAGTCCATAGTTAGCATTTCTAATATTTTCAAGAGCTAGTGTATTTTTAGATAATTCTGTAGAATTAATTTCTAGCGGTGTTTTAATCGCATCTTTAAATGCTACATCACTAATCTTATTATATGACTCTTCAAGAGATTTTAAAATACCTTCAGTTGGCTTATTAGACTTAAAATCAGAATAGACTTGGTCCATCAGGCCTTGAGTCATATTAGGTAATTTTAAAATTGTATCAGCTAAATCTAGTCTAGATGCTTCTGCACCATAAGAAGCTCTCTCACCTTTTGATAATCCAGCGTATTGCCCAGGAGTTAATGCCATTCCTGGAATTGCAGCTTTTACACGATCATAACCAGTAGTAAAACCTTCATATAACGCATCTTTAAATTTCTTTTTCATATCTAAAAAGAATGATAAATATCCGCCATATACTTTTAAATTATCAAGACTTTCAATCAAATTTCTTGTAGTATCGTCAAATCTAGATTCTTTCTTTGCTGAATCAATTGCTAATTTATAACGTTGAGATAATTCAGTTAATGTATTAAATGCACTATCGGCCATTTTACTGAAATCAATATCGACAAGATTTGTACCTAATGTATCATTAATAACAGCTGCTTTATCTGAAATACTAGCTACAGCTGCTTTCATATAAGCGACTGCATCTTCAAATCTAGCAATTTCTTTATTGACAGCTTGAAGAGTTTCTACAGTAACAACTTTAGTTAATCTAGCACGCATTGCATTAACTTTATCAGTCATATCCAATACTTTTTGAATAGTGCTCTGAGGAAGTTTAGCCACTAAATCTGCTGATCCAATACCACCTTCTGAAAGTCTTTGCATTGTTGTACTACCTGTAACTGGTAATCCAACCTTGTATTCTTCTAAACGCGTGTTATTAGTAACTTCACGTTGTTTAGCTTCAAACCAATTAGTCATATCAGTGGCATGTGCAGCATCAAACTTAGCTTGTGCTATATCATCCATGATATTTAAAAGTTTCGTAGCTTGTTCTAAATCTAAAGAACTAATAATAGCGTTATCAGCAATACCAGCTTCTGAAAATAGTTGATTATATTGATCGCCAGTCTTAGTTAATTGCAATCTTAATTTTTCAGATTCATCGTTTAGCGTTTTGATTCGCGATTGAATTTCATCTAATCTTGTAGGGGTGACGCCGCCTTGCATTTCTTTCTCTAAAGATCCAATTTCAGAACCTTTTGTAGATAATTGGGTGCGAAGTGCTAAGCCCATTCTAGAATATGAATTAACATCACCTACACCTACTTTAGCTAAATTTGACATTAATCTAGTAGAACTTGTTGTATTAAGTTCGTCTAAAATTGGCTTTGAACGCGCTCTTGCTTCGTCTTTTTGTTGCAGCAAGCTTCGATACAAAGAAGGTCCAGGTAATACTTTTACATTTTTAAGACGTTCATCAATATCTCTAATTTCTTCTCCAGCCTCTCTTATCAATTTATATTGATCTTCTGAAATTAGTGTTAATTCACTCTGAGTAATATCACCTTCTAAAAGAGTGGCAAGAGCTTCAATAGGCTCTCTATCAATTATTTTGATACCATCTCTTAATTTTTCAAGTTCTTGATTAACACGTGCAACTTCTTTAAAATTGCCAAGTTCTGTAAACATTTGTTTTTCAGAAGTTTTCTCAACAATTTCTCTAGCAATTTCTAATACATAATCAGCTCTTGATTCTCCATATCTCTCTAATACTGCAGAGATATCAACATCAGCAGATTTTAAAGCTTCTTTAGAAAATTCAGCATACGCAAAAGGATCAGCTCTTAAAGAATTAAAAACAGCTTTACTTAATTTTTGTGCTGATATTCTTGAAGCACTTAATTCCCCAATTCTCTTACCTTGCAGATCTAACTGATTTTTCTCGTATTCTTTTCTATCAGCCTCATATTTTTCCCATGCTTTATCAAATTCTGCAGTATTTACTGGAATATCGCCTGAAGGTTCCATTGGAGGCGGCATTTCTACTTCTTGCATTCTAGCATAAGTATTTTTAATTCTGCCTAATTTTTCTTGGAAGTCTTTTGCAATATTATCAGGTAAGAATTTTGTAGCTTCTGGAATTTCTAAGCCAATATCGCTAGCAGATTTCTTTAAGCCATAACCAGGTCTTTCAATACCATCGCCAGAAACATCAATCTTTCGAGTGATTTCTGTTTTAATCTTTTCAATTCGAATTACGATATTATTCTGCTCACCAGCATCTTTAGCCATTAGTAAATCTTGACGAAGTCTTGTAAGCTCTTCTCCAAGCTGCTTTACTTTATCTAGACTTTCTTGTGGAATAATCTTATTTGTATCAAACGTGATATCTGACTTTTTAAGTGTTTCTGAAATTCTATTTAAATTTGCACGGTATGTATCTGCTTTTAATTTATTTGCAATATATTCTTCTTGTTGAGTTGTATATTCTGCAAGTTTAGACAAAGCATTTTCTGCAAATTTCTTTGATTCCATTTCTTGACCAGGAACCAGATTTGAATTTATTAAGCCTAAAAGGTCTTCATAATATACTTTCTTTGCGTCTTCAAAGTTTTTCAACGCATTAGTTAATGCTGATTGGATTTTAGGCCCTTTACCCGCTTTACCTTCAAGTTCTAAAACATTTTTTAATATAGATTCTTCTGATTGATTTTGTAATCCAAGGTCTGCACTGATAGTAGGGCTCATCAGGCCCTTTTTAGTAATTAATTTACCTTCGCTTAGAAAACCTAAATTGTCAAGAATATTTCTAACTACGCCTACAGGGTTACCATTCTCGTCAAGAGTGCTATAACTTCTAATTGCTTCAACACTTCGTGGGACATTTACAGCAGAAAGACCCGTGTATTTGTTGATATTTAATTTAGTAATATCAGCACGTTTCTGAGCTTTTTCTAAAGCATCTTTTGCTTCTTTAGAATCAGGGCCTTCTTGCTCACGCTGCTTAGCAGCTTCTTGAACAGCTTCTGTTAATAATCTTAATGACTCTTGTAAAGCTTGTGATTGAGTACCTCTTAAATTATCTAATAAAATTCCAGAATAATTGTAGTCAAGTTTTACACCTAAGTCTTTTGCTTGCGCTGTGAGTTCTGGTGTTAGGCCTGTTGCAGCATCTTTAGGTGCTGGGCCGAATCCAGACATCTTTTTAAGATCTTCAAAAACGCTTCTAAACTTCTCGGAAATACTATTGCCTTTGCCAAACAATAATACGTACACTAAACCTAAACCTGCAAATGCACCTGCTATTACACCTGTTGTAAGCACCCCAATCGATTCAATAATTGCAGTAATTGCTTTTGAGACACTACTAAATAATGTTAATCCAATTACACCGCCTATAATTGCTGCTATCTGCGAAGCTTCTTGACCGAATCCCATTGCTTGTGTTGCCCAACCGCTTGTAAATGCAACAGCAGCTGCAACACCTAATCCTCCAAATAATGGTATAAGATTTTTACCCATTGCACCAACAAAGCCTGTATTAGCATTTCTAGTTCTAGCTAAGAAATCTGATTTTGTAATAGCTGTATCGGGGATAAGAGGATTTGCTGCCAAGTATGCTTGCCATGCAACATTATCGGCAATCATTTTAGTTCTAAAAGTTCTTAATGCACTAAGAATTACAGTGAGAACAATAGTAACGCCAGCAGCGCTTAATGAAAATCTATCATATAAAGCTGATAAAAATCCATCACTAAAGTTTTTACCAGATTTATCACCTAATTCCATGATACCAACAGTAAATCCTGTCAATATTGTCAATAATAGATTTCCACTAAAACTGCCAATTAATGCTCTAATAATATTTATTTTACCTATTCTATAAATTATAGCGCCTACAGCAGCTATTGCAGCTCCTAGTTCTGTCCATTTATTTATAAAATCAGTATTAGGAAATAAACTATTCCATAGATTTTTAACATAATTACTAACTGCGACAAAAGGTGTTTTAATTACATCATACACTTTTGTCATATAAGGTAATATCAAATCATATAAACCTTGTCCAGCTGCATAACCCACTGCTCCAATTATCTTTGTAATACCAACTAAGAACACAGCTAATTTGCCAAAGCCTGATTGCGTTTTAATGAACAAATCTTGAAGTTCATTCAATGGTGTATTAAATGCAATTGGAATTAATCCGCCTGTTTCTCTAATTTGCTTTCCAAGATCAGCAAAGAATTTAGATGTTTCGCTAGGAACTTCAACTGCTTTTGTAGGTGCATTTTGAATAGCTTTAACTTCTTTTAACCATTCTGAAGAACCCTTTCTAGGTATCTTTGTTTCGGGTCTATATGCTTTAGATGCATCTAGGCTTACTATTGGCATTTCAATTGTTGGTGCAGTAAAATTCTTTACGACATCTTTATAATCATTTAAATCTTTATTTAAATTTTCAATAACAGGTTGCTGTTGCTCAAATGCCTTGGTTAAATTGTTTACAGGTTCTTCTGCAAGTGCAGAGTCAATAAATTTAATTCCTGTTAACTGATCTAAAACAGCTAACGCTACTAAGATACCAGCGCCCCACGCTGTCCATCTAAGAGCTGTCATACTAATTCTTTTAAACTTTTCTAAAGATAGTGTTGCAAAGTTTACCGCTCTACTGAAATCCATAAATGCAGTAATTTGCATATATAGTGAGCCAAGCACGCCTGCACTTAATGCTGCGCCTGGTCTATAAGCTTGTCCTAAAAGTAAAGCGTCTAAAGCGGGAACACGTCCACCTTGAATATTAGAACCAGCTAGTACCATAGTGGTCCGCATAAGCTCAACACGTCTTACCAATTCTTTTTCAAATTGCTTTATATTTTTATCAATGCGTTGCAACAAAGGTAAACTTTGTACATTAACTGTCGATGGCATTAACCAATTAGCAATACTTTCAAAGAAGCCTAAACCTTTAATAACCGACATTGATCTAAAGAATGCTATTACAGTATCTCTTAACGGATTTAATACTAATGTTTTTAATACTCCTGTTGCCGCGCCACCAAATATTGCAAATGCAGCAGATACGCTTAAAAATAAGGCTTTGCCTAATTCATTTCCAAAGAATAAAGGATCTAAAATGTCTGTAAATAAAGCAGCGCCTAAGCCAAGCATACCATAAGATCTTGCTCTATTTTGATCGCCAAAAGCCATTTGAGAAATACCTGCACCTGCTGGCTGTTTATTCCAACCACCTTTAAGCTTATTATTTTTCTTGCCGTATTCTCCGCTGAAAAATGAACCAGCGCCACCTGTAATAGCTAAGATTTTTGCAATCTTAGTTTCAAAGAAACCTAAATAAGCAATTGTTTTTAAGATATTACTACCAAACAGAATACCGCCAACAACACCTAATACTCCGCCTAATCCCGCTGAATCTGCAAACTTAAATAATTGTGTAGAAATTTCGCCAATGTAAAATGGCAATTGTTCTAAGAAACCACGCATGAATCCTGCAAGTAAGCCCACAAATGCTTCTGCTAATTCTGGTCCATATTCTACAATTTCTTTTGCAACAGAGCCTAACCATGTACCAACTAATGAGCCAATTGTCATTACAGAGCGCATAGCTTGCTCAGTTTGTCCCCAAGCGGCTAAGAAAATTAACCATGCTTTACTAGAAGCGTCTTTTACGCCTTTCAATAATAACTCGCTGACTTTATTTTCAGGCAATATTTTCTGTAAAAAGATACCGCCAAGCGTAAGAGCTGATGCTTGTAAAGCTAATCTAAAATCTCTATCTAATAAATTGTGAAAGAATTCTTTTATTTTCTCAAAACCAACTTTAAATTGCTCTACCATTTTTCCAGTTAAATTTTCTGGAGCTTGCAATTTACTAAATGCTTTAGTTAGTTTAGCCGAAATAGTATCAAAGCCTATTTTAGCTTTTTCAAAAACACCTGACAAATTTCCTTTAATCTGAGCAAAACTATCTCTGATTGTTTTACTTACATATGCAATGTCAGTAATACCTGTTTTATCAAATACAGGTTCTAATGCACGACTCGCCTTTGACTTAGCTGCATCATATGTGTTGGCGATATATTTTCTAACAGTCGCTAATTTTTCTTGTACAGCTGACGTATCAATATCTAAAGAAAAGTCTTGCAAAGGCTCTAAGGCAGTTCTACCTGTTTCGAATATATCTTTAAAAATATTTATTACATTTTCGCCAAAAGATATTAAAGCAGATTTTATTCTTGGCCATAATTTTTGCGCACTAGATACAACACCTTCAATAGTATCTGTCCACCACGAATTAGCAATAACTTCATCGTATATTCTAAAGAAAGCATCTATAATTTTATTTTTAAAATCTATTACAAATTTAATAACATTTTGTAACATGACTGAGCTATCTACTACACTTTTAAATGTTTTAGTTAAGAATTGCCACGCATCAGTTTTTGTAATAGCTGTTACTAATCTGTTGTAGCCATCTTTTAATTTATTAAAGTTATCTAAAGCTTTAGCTGCTAATCCGTCTTCATCTATTGATATTTTAAATCTAGTGTCTCTAGAAAACAAATTTTTTAAATTATTTTTCAAACTTTCAAATAAAGAAGCACCACTTGATACTGCAGACTTAGGATTGAAAATACTATCAAAGAAAGATTTAAAACTATCTTTCATCCCTTGGAGTTTACTAGGTATGCTCTTAATATTGTCTATAAATGTTTTAGAATCAAAAGATATTCTAATATTAGAAATAAAATCTTTTATTTTAATAAAAGTAGCAACAATAAAATCTTTAGCTTTAATTAAGCCTTCTTTAATACTGTTAATTAAATCTTCATCACTAGCTATTTCTTGTATTTTATCCCATGCAGCACCGACAACTTCAACTACTTTATCAAATGCATTTTCAAGTGCAGTGATTATTTCATTTATGTTAGAAATACCAATAAGGTTTAACATGAAATTAGCAATTTTATTATTTTTAAGTGTATCAGCAAATTCTCTAATATTATCAATAATATTACGTAGCATTACTCTAAGAGTGCCGCCAGCATCCCGTATAGTAGTTACGCCTTTTACCCATGTGTTAATAATATTGCCAAAATACAATACAATAGCATTATCAGCATTGCTAAAAATATTATCAAAAATACCTGCCCATATATTTAAAAACGTACTACTTTTACCAAAAAATCCTGTAATAATTTGCGTAGCGTCATTAAAAGCATCGGCAATACCTGCTTTAAATAATCCACCGCCCGCACCTAATGCAGAAAATATTCCGCCTTTTTCATATGCTTTTAAGACTCTACCGAATGCCGCTGCTCTATCTAAAATACCGTTGAATGTTGTAACAAATGCAGTCTTAATATCGATAGCTGTTTTAATTATAAATTGCGTTGCACCTATTGAATCTAGAAATAATTTAACAGCATTACCCGCTAATTTTAATCCATAAATAATAGGATATAACGCATCTGAAGTTTTAGCTTTAAAATCAATCCATGCAATTGCTAATTTTGCACCCATTTCAAAAGCATTTTCAGTAATGCTAGCCAGCTTAGCGCCTACTGCCTCGAGTACTTCACCAAACTTTTGAGACAGCCCAAAACCTCTGTCAAAGTCGTTAAATGCTTTGCTAAATGCATCTTGTATCTCATCAGCTGCTTGACTTAATGTACCAGCAGTTGTTGCAAACTGTTTATCAATTTTAGAAGATTGTTGAAGCAGTGCATTAAAAACTGTTGTTGTCAATAACTGTCCAGATGCCGCCATATCTTTGAGTGCTTTATTAGAGACACCAAAAGATTCTGCAAGCGCTGTAGCTAAGACAGGTGCTTGTTCTAATACTGAATTTAGCTCTTCACCCATTAATGCGCCAGAAGCTAAACCTTGATTCATTTGATAAACAGCGGCTTTAAAGCTTTCTGCGGTGCCACCTGTTATTGCGGCAGCTTCCTGAATAGCTTTAGTTACTTTAAGTATATCTGCTTGAGATACTGCAGCATCTTGTAAAGCACGACCTAATCCCGAAAATGTATCTACAGTGTCTGCATAAGTTGCACGAGTTTCTTTTGCAATTTGTAACAAATTAGCTTGTGCTAGGGATAATTCATTTGTACGCCCTGTTACAAGAGCGATTTTATTTTCTAATTCAGCAAAACTAGACGATACCTCAATTAGTTTATTTACTGAAAATGCGCCAGCTAAGGCCAAGCCGATTTGCTTAAATGAATCAGCTAAACCATCAGCTGATCTACTTATTAGTGAAACGGATTTATTTACTTCCTCCAGATTTTTCTGTGCTTTGTCTACCTTAGCTTCGACATCAATTACAATTCCTGACATCTCAAACTCCTTATAAAAAACCCCCAAGGAATCATTAGATTCTTCAGGGGTGTATTGTTTAATTTGATGGCGTTACAATAACACCATTAGCTTCTACTTCTTGGAAAGATAGTAACGTCCTTTCTATAAAATGACTAGGAGCTTGTTTACTAGAACCAGCATTAAGTTCTTCGATGTATTCTACATCATTAACTATTTTGCCATCTTCAATTCTCCACCCATCTCTAGCGTTTCCTGTATCGACAGGTGTATTCTCTTGTAAAGCATCAACTAATTTTTGTAATTCTGGTTCTTTAACTTCTTCAAATTTTGCTAAAAGCTCATTTCGAAGATTTCCTAAATCTACTTTAACAGACATATTATCCTTTAAATAAGGATTCTCCACCACTAGCACTTGCTAATTTCTGGAAGAACCCTGAGCGTTTAAAGCTATTGGGATCAAAGTTACCATCAGATTTACTTACTTTTGGATTGTAAATAGCATCTAATGAAGTAAAAAGTTGCCACGGCTTAGCTTCGCTACCTTGTACTTGAATAAGTTTTGCAGCTCTATCGTCTGCTCGCCATTCTACAGGTCTTTGCTCAAAATAACTAAACCATCCAAGAAGCTCTTCATATGTCATCTCCTCATACATCTTGTATATGGGCATTTTCAAATGATAAGCGATCTCAAATATGGGTAATTCTTCTGCGCTTAAGCTGACTTTCCCGAATCAGCGCCACCGATGCCTGAATATTTCATAATTTCATTAGACAACTTAGAAAGTTCATCCATTGGGAAATTATCAAATTCAGAATCATCAAGATCACCACCACCTTCTGCAGCTAATCTAATAACTGTTTTAAGTAATTCTAATCCTGCTGTTTCGTCTTTTTCAGTTTCTTTAGCTCTATTTTGAATTTCTAAAACTTCTGCAACAGATAGTTTAGAAATCTTAATGTTGCCATCTAAGAATTTAACTGTTTTAGTCATGCGTTGACCGACAAGTGCTTTTAAACCTTTTGCTTCTGACATGTTACTTACCTTGATTAATTTTGCGTTCATCTAGTTGTGCTCGCATTTGATGTAAAATTGAAAGTGTTTCGAAAGCTTCAGTTTTCTTTTCTGGAGATAACGAATCATCTTTTGTTCTTTCGAATGTTTTATTAATACTAATATCGATGCTTTTGAGCATATGTTTAACAGTAATGCCAACAACATACTCTAAGCTGAATGGTTTATCCTGAGCCATTTTTATTCCTAATGTTATATAAAGCAAGGGGGCGTTAACCCCCTTACATAATTAATATCGCTTACACGTTGCCTACAGTGTATGCACCGCGAATATCAGATTGTACTGTGATTGTCAATTTAGCAGACAATGCATCAGTCAGACTTGGAGTTACTTCTAACGCTTCAAATTTACCTAAGAAGTAGTAAGAAGAGTTACCTACTGAACCAATAGAGTTTTCATCACCGGAACCATTAGCAACTGCTAAGTAGCCTTCTGGTTCTAATGCTAATAAAGAGAATCTGAATAGATAAATATCACCATCATTAATTTTAATATCTGATTTAGCAAAGGTACCAGCAGCAGCGCCTTCAATAGATAAAGTTGAATCAGCCCATAAGCCTGGAATATAGTTCAAGGTGATTTCCATTGTAGGAGAGTCTGCTTGGCCTTGAATTTGTTTAGAAGTTCTAGCACCATATTCAGGTACTTTAACGACGTTAGCTGGTGTACCAATAGCTGGAAATTCTTTGATGTGCGTAATGCGAATAAATTGAGTTGCAGTAGCTGTAGCAACATCAGTAGGCGTAGCTTCTGCGCCAAAATGTGTAACTGCGCCATCAGTAATAGCTGCAAGTTGTGCGGTAGTTTTTGGTAAAGCACTCACAGACAAATCTGTGAACATTGCAGCGCCAAGAGAAGAAATATGTGCCATTTTTTAATTCCTTTAAATTTAAGTAGAACTTCCGAAGAAGTTGAAAGTAATTGTGTAGGTACTTTTGTGAATAACTGGTAAAGCTTTATCAGGGCCTACATGCGTAAGACTGCTTATA